ATCTTAAAATGGTGCCGGCCTAAAAGCTAATGAAAAAGACCGGCACCTGGAGGAGGATGAGAAGATTATCCCTTTCGTCCACTGCCTTTACCACGACCACCACCTTTGCCACCACCTGGACCGCCTTTTGAGCATCCGCCGGTGTTTTTATTCCTACCCCCACCACCAGCACGACCTACTCCTTTACCACTACCATCTTTCTTTCCATAAGCCATAATAAACTTTCCTTTCTTAAAAATTATTATTCCTTATCATTATCTTTATTCATCTCTGGTTCCGGTTCTGGATTTAATTCTTCTTGCTCTTCCATATGAACTACAGCCGCCTGTATTATAGCTTCCGCTTCTTCTTCTGTCATACCCATAATTATCATTAAAAATTCTTTTGGTGGTATTAAAGAATCTACTCCACCCTGAACATATTTAGCTAATGCTTCTGTTTCCGCTTTTGCAACAGTAGCCTTATCTTCATCTGTGGGGGAATTCAAATCCGGCCAATCTATCGTATATTCTACTGGTTCTGGTAAAACACCTATCCCTATCAATCTATCAATAAAAGGTCTGAGTAACATTGGAGAGGCATATCCTTCATGTCTCTTAGCTATTCTTTCATTCCAAGTCTCTTTATCCTGCCCCGAAGCAAGTTGAGCCTGTTCACTTCCCAAAAAGATTCTAAACGGCACCCCCAAGGTAATTGCTATATACTTTAATTGACAGGTCAAATGTGCAGTCGGGTCTTCTACTTGCGGACTTAAACTCTTAGCTGTTACCCCTGTTATTGCTAAATATCTTTGCAATCCATTCATATAGTTTGTCAGCTCTTCTCTTATTGAAGTGGTGTCCATTGTGGTATTTGCCGCTTCCGGTGTAACTTCAAAACTATAACCCGGAAAAGCGCCTTTCCAAAACATCTCCCCGCTGCCAGATAATACTTTTCTAATATCCAATAACCTATTATACACTGGTTCCATACGAGGAATACCATATATCTCGCTCATCTCTCTATTATCAGCTATATGGATTACTCTCGTCCAATGTACCTGTATAGCATTTACTGAAGAGGTAGTGTCAGAATAGGTTGTATCCATATTCGCAAAATCTATTTTATATAAAACTGGAAACCCATATCTTGGGCTGGTCTTATCTTCCTCTTTTCTAACTACCGTAACAACAGATTCATCAAAAACTTTAATATAAATCAATTTTCTTTCTTTGCTACCGCCTACCATCTCCCCTGTTTTCTCATTTATCCCCTCAACAGGCTTGTCCAAAGGTAATCCATCATCTATACCAAGTAACAATAAACCAAACCTGCCTATACCACTCAAAGCATCTACTCTCTGTAGATAATGATAAACGTTTCTATCCTTTACTATTTCTTTCCATACTTTTTCAAATTCTGTTTCATCGCTCTTCTCTGTTTCATATACATCTGGTAAGGAAGACCAAGTATCTTCTGGCAATATATTAACTACCCTCTTAGCTACTCCTTCTCTCTTATACATCTCCTTATACATTGAGATAGTAATTTCATCGGGATACCCACATTCTTCATTTATATCTTTAGGGTCATTCAATAGAGTGGACAATACCCTTTGCCGAAGGAGGGTGGCATTCATAGCCATTATACCTTCAGTCTCCTTCTTAATATGTTCAGTAGCGGTTATAAGATTCTTTTTTGCTTCTATATTAGTTTTAATACCCTTATTTATTGTCTTTGCCATTCTCTATTCCTTTATATTTGAGCTATCTTTGTTACTTTCAAATACTCCTCTTCATCCATTTCAATAGTTTCTATTTTAGCCATCCCTTTGAGAGTATTTGTTTTAGTTATTATAAGCGATTGTTCTTTTACTGATAAGGAGTGAAGTTTCTCTTTCTTACTCCTTATTAAATCTTCTATAAGTTTTTGGCAGCCCATCTTTTGCCTACACAGAAATTTACTACCATCATAAAATTCTATCCTAAAAACTTTTATTTTCTTTTTCTCTATTTCCACTTTACCATTCCTTTCCTGTAAATAACAACCAGTTAATTCCAATATATCCTGTTCATTAAGTCCATAATAATCCCTGAGAATTTTTGCATTACCATACTGTATCTCATCAGAATTTATACATCGTATCTTATCAGAGGGTATATCAGAAAAACGTTCTTCAAAATACTCCGGTGGAAAAGTAGTCACTATTTCCCCCTGAGCAGTTCTTATCCTAATCATTTTCATAAACTCATAATCACATTGAGGAACTATATACTTTTTCATAATGCACCTGCCCTTATATTCCTTCCAGCCAATATATTAAATGCGCCCGATGAAGCATCTACCTGGTCTTTATATTTAGAAAACGGAAAGTACCGTAATTCTTCAATATAATCCTCATTCCAATCCCCTCTAACCATCGAAACATTCCCATTATTAACCTGCACACTAAATGGGTCCGCCCTTAAAGATTTATCTCCCGTAGGTCTATCAACCCTAACTCTCCACCCCCTTAAATTTCTAACAGTACTCTCTGCTGATTCTTTTCCCCCGCTTCCCGGCTCCTGCTCCAACCCTATCTCAACTGTTTTTCCATCTAACTGAGCTGTACTCTTAATAACCGTTTCTCTTTCCGCACTATCCCACCTGCCTCTTATAACATTCATTATCCAAAAGCGATGTTTCCTATCCTCCCCCATCTTCAACCCTACCGTATAAGCGCCGCTGCCCCCTTCTGTTCCCGCCTTATCCCAATACCTAATTAATCTCAACCACTTATCGGAAAAAGCATCTATTTTAATTCTTTCCACTTTAAACATACCCCCGCCAAGGGGTACAGGGTCTTGCATAAACTGACTTGCATAAGCATATTCACCATTCTTTCTGCTCTCTTGTAATACCTGCCGGGAAAGTCTTATAGGGTCCATCAAACCATCTTTATACAAATTTGATAATTCAGGGGGTGATACCTTATCAGATAATTCCGCCGGCAGGCATATATGCTTTACCTGCCCCTCCCCCCTCTTAATCATATTAGCAGAAGGGTCATCCTGATGCAGTCTTTGCATAATAAGTATTGTAGGCGTTAGATTTTTATCTACTTTTCTTGTTGGTAAAGTTTCTGTCATCCACCTATTAGCCGTTTTTAATTCTACTTCTGATATAGCCTTCTCCGGGTCTAACGGGTCATCAATAATTAAGAAATGACCGTGCATTCCTACAACAGAGCCCCCTACTGATACCGCATATCTACTCCCTCTCTTAGTATTCATAAAATATGATTTCGTATCCTGGTCTGGTCTTAAATGAATGTTCGGAAATGTTTTTTGATAATGCTCATTCTTAATCAAATCCCTACACTTTAATGATAAATCCATAGCTAATTTATCTGTATGACTGCCCGCTATTATTCTTGCTGATTTCATTCTCGTCCATATCCAAGCAGGATACATAACAGAACAAGTTAATGACTTAGTACTACCGGGGCTTATATTAATAACCAAATCGTATTCCTTTGGTAACCCCCTAAATACCCTCTCTGCTACATACTGTAATTCATTACACAGATATTCAATATGCCAATTCCATACGGGTTTCTCTGGTACTATAATACTCCAAAACTCTTTTACAAATTCCCAAAAACTCTCTCTCACAATACTTCTCAATACATCATACTCTTCAAAAGATATATCATTCTTTGTTGGCGCTATTATCATTTTTCTCTCGAATACTTTTCAATATCTCTTTTCTTGTGTTTAATGGTAATTTCAATAAATTCATACTTACAATATGTTGGTTAATACTACCATCTACTTCCATATCCATCTCTATCTTCTCATTATATCCTCTATCCCTATTTCTGGTTCTATTTGCAAATATAGTAGCACTGGTATCCCCTCCTGCTATGAAGCGGCATAAACTATCCTCAAAAAAGTTTTTCTTATGCCAATCGATTTCCTGTACTAATTTGAGGAAGTCAGGTTCGGTATTCTTCCATAAATCAAAGGTGGAGCGGCTGATATTAACTTTTTTAAGAGCTTGGCTTAAACTAAAATTACTTGCTGTCCAAGCGTAAATAAATAAATGTTGTCTAATCGATTTACCTCTATTAGCTAACAATGCTTCTATTTTTTCTGTTCCTGATTTTGATTTGTTTAGCTTATTTATTTTTTTCCATAGGACTCGTAATTCTGGCGATAATCTTTGAAAAACATAATCCCGAAAACTTGCTCCTATTTTACCTTCCCCTTTATGAACTTTCCTTCCCTCCTGTATTGCTAATTTGAAAGCTGGTTTTTTTGCTTCCCAGGAATAAAATGTAGGGGTAGATATTCCTAATACCTTTGCCATTGCTGATTCACTCATCCCCGTCTTCGCCAACTCATAAACTGTTATAATATAT